AAAAATTCCGGTCATGGCTCAAAAGAGCACGCCATGAAAATCAACAGGGACTGCAAATTAGATACTTAAAGCCTTACTAGTATCAGTAGATCTGTTTTCCCCATAAGGGGCTGTTCATACGAACGGCGAGCGTTATATTGGTGCTACAAAGTTGAACACCATAAGAGGTGGTGGATATTTGTAGTGCACTAAAGAAAAATCTTCTGCTGCAGCTACATATCTATCTAACGCTAAATAGATTTGGTTGGTGAATGTGGCATTTGCAGCATAGTGTATGTCTACTTGATGGGCCGACATAGGATATGTTGATCCTGCGGCACCGGCAATGTTTATTGCTCTGTCCTGAGCAAATTCAAATCTCTTTTCCGAATGGTATGGAGTTTCAAACTCCACAACAGGGTTAAGAATTGGTACATGTAGACACAGTCCATTTAGTGCATCTGGTGCATTTTTGGTCTCTGCATATGCGAGGGTATTGAGTGAAGAGCTATTGCTCTGATTAACAACTGAACTAAATCCACTATTAGTTGCACGTTGTGCACTCAATTTGTTAATACTACCTAATCCGGTAGCATTGAATCTTGCGAAATATTTGTGTCGAAGTCCGCCACGTCTGCATAAAAATGCAGGGGCAAACCACGTTAACAAATTATGTGGTTCTCCAAAATTCATCTTCTTGCCCGTAGGCGGATCCGAACTTAGGTTTATTCCATTTGGATCTGACCCATAATAATGGGGAAAATCCGTGTTTCGTAACTTCCAAAAGCCACGGTGTGCAACACTAGGCTGAGGATTTGTTACATATGTTGTTACATATGAGTAACGTTTGAGAAGCTGGCGTAACGAGGTGACGCGTTCTCCCATAAATATGGAAGCCAGTTTTTCACTATCTGATTCGCTCAATATTCCTTGTGATAAGGTAAGCGTAACAGCGTCAGCCTGGGCAGGCGCTAGATCCTCTCCTGATTGATACGTCATCAAGTAACCAGTAGACAAACCTTCGAGGTTATCAGTTACGGCTGCTAATTCAAAATCTTCTCCAGCACTAACATACACGTTCACGTATACGCCAGTTGGTGAGAAGGGACCCGTAATGGGGGTCACTATGTGGATCCCTACTTGACCATTATCATGTTGCTCACTTGCATCCAAAGTAGCAGATGGATTAGCGTCATATCCTCCTTCTATAATCGAAGGTACCCGTAAGAATGGAGTACGTTGGGTCCAACCCACCGTCAATTCATAAGTACGCTCTACGTCCAAATCTAAGATATAAGATTTGAGAAGATTATTTTCGAAGGCCCAGGCGGGATTGTCGTACCCCAACATACCACCTGCAGGATCGTGAACAATCCGAATTTTCCCTTTGTGCATTTTGCTGGCAACTACTTCCACTCGAAATTTTATCGAGCCGCGCCAATATTTGAATACTGATGCAACGTGACCCATAGGTGCAGGGATAATAGTGTTTCCAAACGGCTCCGGAATTGTTAGGCTCAAGGTGGGGCGAACATTATAACGCGCAATCACAGCGCCAAATGGTTGATCATCGCCTACGCTAATCGCCGAAATTAGGGCGGGTTTCTGAGCAATATACGACAAATTCATTTCATCTATTGCAGGAGAGCCAACCACTCGCGGGTCAACAGTAACTTCATTTTTACTATCCAAAGCAAGCTTCACACTACTGTCCGTCGTGTTATAATTAGATACATTACCAAATGGTCTATTCTGCATTGGAGTCTCCTCTTTCAGTGAATTAGGACGGCTAAAACCAAGTAATGCAGCCATACTGCCAATTCCACTGGCTATTATCGACGTGGCACGTGCATATGGAGCAATGACTGGCATACGCGTAAGCGGGGCCATCATATTAACTATGGCGCTCGCACGTTGGGAGACAGGAGCGATACCATATTCCGTACCGGATTGTGGTACCAACAATGAAGACTCCACAGCCGTAGGACTGGACAATGTTACGTCCTTCATCCAAGCATATACATTAATTGTGACAGAAGAAGGAGGCGTTGAAGTAACCGCACTCAAGGCGTTTATATCCATCATAATGATGTTAAATATGGGTTCCACTGTAGAAATTTTTGTAAGAGTCCACGGATTTATCAATGGTATCTCCAAACACCCAGCACTACCATGTGAAGGGTCTATGCTAACATGTGGCAAAACTGTCAATTGAGTGGGATTCAAATTGTATGAAGTAGTAGGTTCGTTTTGTGGTGTATCATACGGGGGCCAATAGTTTAATGCGGCTATCATTTTCCCATAATGAAAGGGAGTACCATTAATCAGGAATTTAAGACACATAGTACCAGTAATATATCTATAATTACAAATCCTATTGATAACACGTGGATTGTTCAACCATAAGCTCCATGCATCCAAGATTTCAGAAAATGGAGCAAAAGGAGCCCAAGTGTATGATTGCAGCAATATCGGCCGAGCGAGGAAAGCAGACATGTTAACGTCTTCCGAAGCTGTTAGATAATAGGTACTATCCATTATATAGGGATTGTGTACTTCTTGTCCGGATACAGCTGCAAAGGACGTCAGCGGTTGCGATTCATTATAATCTGGAGCTTCCTCAATTCCAGAATGAAATAACATTTTTTGTGCAGGGACCGTCGCTGCACCGACGCCCGCATCCTGGCTGCGGGTTCCATCAGGGGTAGTATATTTATAATTCTTGTTGGACCTTTGTTTCTTTTTCCCCTGGGTGTGAGATCTCTTTGTCCATTCAATCTCCGTACCAGTTCCGACATGAGCAGACATGTCGATATGTTCCATTGGGGGCGGTGAAAGCCACTCTTCTGCTCGAGGGTAAACCATACCATCGCCCACATAGTCTTTAATATATTGATGTTTCCATCTTTCCACCATTTGCTCGAATGTCCATGATAGGGCAGGAACGACTAGCCCATATAGAGAGCAAGCGGCGGATAGAATTTCCACATAAGTGTTGTACACATCTTTTCCATGATAGAAGTACTCATGGACGGCACTAGTGATACAACTGGCCATCACGTTATCCTCCTCGTACTTGGGACAACGGACGCAATATATTGATTTTCTGATTGATTCTAGGTCCAGAATACCTACTATACACCCAAGTTCAGGGGCGTAGCGACTCCTTCTCTTCAAGAAGTCGGCTTGATTAATATGTAAGAAATCTTGCAACTCATCTGTTTTATTAGGCATTGTAAATTCCATGGTCAATTCTTCCATTAGCCACGCTGCATACAGACGGATATTAAAATTTCTAAGGGACGCACTCACCGAACCTATTATATCATCGCCATATGTCATAATGGCGACCATCGAACGAAAAGGCTTAGCATTACCAGTAGAAAAATAGAACATTCTAGCCAATAAACTGTTACATATGCTATTGATGTATGCAGTAAGATTTTGTCCCGAAGGATTTGAGCCTAGAAATTGTAATAAAGTACCATTATATGCAGTTAAGGGGTATGCTATATCAGCAGCCAGTCCACGCATTATGGTTATATCATCAGCACTATAATTTCCAGAATGTTGAGCCATCTTGATCATCACATCAAACGCAGACAGAACTAAATGAGCAGGGAGACGTGTATCCCAGCCCTTGTAATCTCCAGCGAAGATACGAGTATCACCGTGTCTAGTGATATGATGGTGCATCTCTTCCCACTCGGGACTAAAAGCATTTATACCAACCGCACATTCTGACACCAACGGGCTCATAGATAGTACACGTGCCACGGACAAGAAATATTTTCGAACTAAGAGTTGACAGGTCATAGGAGCACATTGAAAAACACGAACTTTTTCCTTACCAATCTTGGTAGGTTCATCTTTCAAACAAGCTTTAAAAATAAAATGATTTTGAACTCCAGCTAAATAATTCTTTTCGGCCACCGAAGCCTCTAGCTCAAATCTGGGGTCCTTGAACTGCAATGGACGTGTATGGGTAGCCGTTGGCGGGCATTCACGTACGAAATTTCTCTTCACCCCACCCTGTGGAAAACCTATTGATGTTTTCAAGTTCATAGCATCAATAAAGCGTACTCCATCGATCCCACTAAGAATTTCCACATTTGTCAATTTCCTAACTGGGTGGTATTTGTTATGGAATGTTACAGACTCTAAAAGGGCTGTCGTGTAATCCAAATTAGCACGATGAAGCAACGTATGGTTTCGTACAATGCAAGGCTGTGAAAAGTTCATCAAGCCCGTAGACCACGGCATCCATGCACATGTTCCATCCTCTCGCTTGAATTGGGGAGGTCCCCATTTTTGTGGTCCCATGGATTCAAGTAAATATTGAGATATCTTACTAGTTCGAACCTCACTTTTATAATGAGATGCACCTTTGCATGATCCTAGAACACGGTAATGAGATTCCGTAGGTACCCAATGAATGGGTGAACGTGGATTAATAGACGGGTTCCATCCAATCGAGTCGCCAGCAACATAGAGGGGTAAATCGCCACCTCCATGGACCTGGTAAAATGCTGGACATTTTGCAAGTTCGATGCATGCCGCGTCTATCAGATTACGGGAAATTGCACAAGAGAATCCGTTTTCAGAACCGAAAGTCGAATTGCCCATTAAGTGGAAACCCAAAATCCTGGGCGAGCCACCATTAGACATGAGTAAAGTCATACAATCCCCTGGCTTCCAATGACAGCAATGCGTAGTTGAATAAGCGGGATAAGATAGTAATTCACCGCCTAAGACTGTGGTTGTCGTACTAAGATGTGCAATTCCTTTCCCAAAAATTACATTACCATATCCATCACGATAACATGAATTGTATTGCCCTTTATAATCAGATTTC